TGTATGAAATCCCTTATCGAGGCCACGGATTCCGAGCTTGCCCTGTTGGGCGCCGCCATGCTCGAACCCAAGGCTGTCGCCCCGATCTTCGAACGCCTCACGGCCGATCATTTCCATGATCCGGTCTATGCCCGCATCTGGGATTGGATGCGCCGCCGTGGCGAGAACTTCGACCTGGCGCTCGTCTGCCAGGAGTTCCAGACGGACGATGGGCTCAATGAGTTGGGCGGCGCGGAGTTCCTTTGGGAGGTGATGGACCGGGCGATGCTCCACAGCATCGACGCCCACGCCGACGCGGTGATGGACGCCGCTGTACGCCGTGGCGTGGTGCAGCTCGCCGAAGGAGCCATCAGCCTCGCCAAGGCAAGACGCGGAGAAGGCGAAGCGATCCTCGCCGAGCTGGAGCGCGGGGCGGCGGATATCGCCCGCTCGGGCCTCCAGAGGGTCCAGGCCATGCCTGTGGGCATCACAGCCCTGGAGATGCTGGAGACGGCCTATAACGGCGGCTACAAGGGCTCCAGCGTCGGCATAGACACCCTGGACCATGTCACCGGCGGCATCCGGCAAGACGACGTTTGGTTCCTTGGCGGACGCACCTCCATGGGGAAGTCCGTGGCGGGCCTCTGTCTGGCGCGCGGGATCGCAGAGCAGGGCAGGGGGGTTTTGGCCTTCTCCCTCGAAATGCCCATGCGCGAGGTTCAAGCCCGGCTCATCGCAGACATCGCCTATGACCGGCGCGTCGTGGAGAACGGCGCGGACGGCGGCAATGTCCGATACGGCGATATCCTCAAAGGCCGTGGAACGGCTTGGCAGAGGGACCGCGCCAAGCGCGCCGCTAGCCTGCTAGCGAGCCTTCCCGTGCTGGTGAACGACAAGGGCGGCCTGACCATCGAAGAGATCAGGTCAGAGGCGCTGCGCCAGGTGCGCTCTTGGGAGAAGGCAGGGATCGCGCCCGGCGCCATCCTGATCGACCACATCGGGCTAGTGAAGGCTCACACCAAACGGGGCGACTCCAAGGCCGCCGAGACGGCCGATATCGTCAACGAATTGAAGGGCATCGCCAAGCAGATCAAATGCCCGATCATCGCCCTTGTCCAGGTCAACCGGAACACCGAGAGCCGTCAGGACAAGCGCCCCACGCTGGCCGATCTCAACTGGTCCGGGGCCATTGAGCAGATCGCGGATTTCATCTGCCTCTTGTACCGGGAGGCCTATTACCTGGAGCGCTCCACGACGGAGGGCGACGACGTAAAGGCGGTCTACGCCAAGTACGACCTGGACCTTCTCATCCAGAAGAACCGCTCCGGTCCCATCTGCAATCTGAAGGCCTTCGTTGACGTGGCGTGCAACGCCGTGCGCGACCGTGAACCCTCGCGGGAGGCCTTGCACGCATGAGCCTCGCAACCCTGATCAGGAACATGGCGGCGGCCGGGGCTACCCCGGAAGCTATCGCGCTTGCCGTCGAAGCTATCGAGGCCGCCGAGGCGAAGGTTGAAGCCCGCCGGGCGTCAGCGCGGGAGCGGAAGCGTCGCCAAAGAGCGGGACAGTCACGGGACAGTCACGGGACAGTCACGCCCTTGTCACGGGACCCTTCCCTTGAGGAAAAAGGTTTCCCCGAACCCCTTCCAAAAACCCAAACCCTACCACCCCCTTCGCCCCCTAAAGGGGGCTCTTCCCCCACGACGAACGAACTTGCCGACCAGCTTTGGGCGCTTCAGCCGAAAAAACACCGGCGCTCGACAAGGCCTGACACCCGGAAAGCCCTTGCTGCGGCGCTGAAGCGCGGCGGCGATCCCGGTGAAATCCTGTCTAGCTCGGCGGCGTACTACGGCCGAGCGGACTGTACGGTGGAGGACGGCCGGTTTGCGATGGGGGCGGCCCGGCTGCTGGCTGAGGACCGTTGGCGGGACTTCCTGCCGAGCCCGGAGCCGCCGCCTGTCCCGGCCGACGCCGCGGTGATGGCCGCCCGAGAACAGCATTTCCGCCAAACCGGAGAGTGGCGCCCAGCCTGGGGCGAGAGACCCGAGACCCAAGCCGCATGATCCTCCTCCACCTCCTAGCCTCCCTCAACCCAACCTACCGCAAGCATGGGATCGCAGCGTCATGAGGTCCAAGACCGCGAACATTGCCCTGGCAGTTGTCGGCGTGATCGCCGTCGCTGTCTGGTGGTTCGGCTTTGCGCCAAGGCTCTGGGGCGAGTGCCGGAACGCCGGTCACTCTCGCCTCTACTGCTCGACCGTGGTTGCTCGATGATCCGCCTCACCCTCGCCCTTCTCCTGATCGCCACGCCTGCGATGGCCGCAGACTTCACCTGTCGGTCGCCAGGCTTGATCGACGGCGACACCTTCATCTGCGACGGCCGCCGTGTAAGGCTCTGGGGGGTAGATGCACCTGAGCGCCACACGCCCGCTGGACCTGCGGCAACGCGAGCCCTCGCCACCCTCACGACCGGCCAAACCCTGACCTGTCGCCCACGAGGCGGGAAGTCCTGGGGCCGCACCAACGCTCAATGCTTCATCGGCGACCGCGACATCGCGGCGGAGATGGTTCGCCAGGGCCAGGCCGTCGATTGGCCGAAGTACTCCAAGGGCTACTACGCCCGGTTCGCCCCATGACCCTAGCCGAAGTCGCTTACCCCATGCCTCCACGCCGCAAGCCCAAATCCCCCGAACAGATCGCAGCGGCTCGCCTCGCCAAGCGGGTTGCGTCTTTCGAGGCCGTGAATCTCCAGCCAGAGGCCGCCGCCCTGGCGACTAACAACGATATAGAGATCACCCGAGCCGGGGAGGTGAGGGGAACCCAGCGCGTCCAGGCGGACGTCGCTCGCCGTCTCGATGCTTTCGAAGCCCTCCGCAAGGGCATGCCCACGGGGGCCTACGACGCGGCCCGACGCCTTGAGAGGGACATGACCATCCGCCGGGGGGAACACGACCACGGAAGGCCCGTCGAGCGTGTCCAGGGTGATCAGGTGTCGGCGTTCAACCGCAACGACCAGATCATCGCCGCTGGCGAGCGCGTGGATGCGGTGATGGCTTGGCTCTCCGACCGCGACGGCTGGCTTCTGTCCGAGCTGATCTACACGACCCTCCCATTCAAGGAATGGCGATCCATCGTCGCCTACATCACCGGGGAGACCACCGACCACGGCCAGGCGGCGGCCGTTAGAAGCGCCTGCGTCAACTTGCGCGACGCCTACGACAGGCCCTCGCGAAGATCAGCTTGACCGTGTACGCGAACCAGGCATACTAAATGTAGTCGGGAGCTTTGCGCCCGGCACAAGATGCGCGGCTAAGCCAGCAAACCCTTCGCGCACCCACCCCACCGACACGAGCCCTCTCATCCTCTCCACAAGAGCGGTTGCGGATGGTGTGCGCGAAACCCACGAGGCTCCCATGGACTGGGACGACTACCCCGTCATCCTCGGTTTCGGCTCCACCCATGAGATGCGGGACAACGAAGACCCGGAGCCCAGGCTTTGGAACATGCGCTCCGTCTCGCGAGCTGGAGCCAAGGCGCTTCAGAAGAGCAAACCGAGCCCGACGCGTCAGGTTGGGTTCCTCAATCGCAAATAGCCCGCCGCGATCCTGCGGCTTTCGGGAGATCACATCATGGCACGTGTAACCCAACGGGGCATTGACCCCGCCCTTCCGTTCGCCGGTCCTACGGTGTTCCACACCGGCGCCAGTGCTCCGGCCACGACCACGACCGGTACGGACACCACCCCCTCTGTGACCGAGGAGTATGTCGCCGAAGTGTTCATTCCCATGAACGCGACGCTCACCGGCATCGCCTTACTGAACGGCTCGGCCGCCGCTGGGAACATCACGGCGATCCTCTACGACTCCAACGGCTCGCGTGTCGCCAACAGCGCGTCCACCGCTCAATCTGGAACGGCCGCTTACCAGCAAATCCCCTTCTCGGCGGTCTATAACGCCAAGGGGCCTGCCAAGTACTTCGTCGCGTGCCAGTTCGACAGCACGTCGGCTCGCTTCCGCACCCACATCCTCGGCAACTTCGGCGCGTCCAAGAAGACCGGCCAGACCTACGGCACGATCACCGCCTTGACGGTCCCCACGACCTTCACCACGGCGCTCGGGCCGATTGCCGACGTGTACTGATGGCTGACACTCGCTGATGGGCCGACCCAGCGACTATGACCCATCCTATTGCGACCTTGTTCTCGCCTTGGGTGAGGCTGGAAAGAGCAAAGCCTACATGGCCGCCAAGATCGGCGTCAGTCGGCAGACGCTAGAGAACTGGTCAGCGGCGCATCCCGAGTTTCTGGACGCCATTACGCGCGCAGCTCTCCTTTCCCAAGCCTGGTGGGAAGATGCGGGACAAGCGGGGATGTTGGCGGCGGGGTTCAGCGCTTCAGCCTGGTCGCGCTCGATGGCTGCACGCTTCCCTGACGATTGGCGAGACGTGTCGCGGCAAGAACTGACGGGCAAAGACGGCGGCCCGCAAGAACAAGTGATCCGATGGGCGCAGACGGTTTCGGAAGCCACGCACGATCCGTCGAAGTCGTAATCCCCTACCTGCCCCGCTCGATATGGTCGCCGTTCCACCAGAGCCACAAGCGCTGGCGTGTCGCGGTCGCTCACCGGCGGGCCGGGAAGACGGTCGCCCTCATCAACGAGTGCATCAAGGGCGCCCTGACCTGCACGCTCCCAAGCCCGAGGTTCAGCTACATCGCGCCGTTCCTCAACCAGTCCAAGGCCATCGCTTGGGATTACCTCAAGCACTATTCCGCAGCGATCCCAGGGACGACGTTCAACGAAGCCGAGCTGAGGGCCGACTATCCGAACGGGGGCCGGGTCAGGCTGTTCGGGGCGGACAACGCCAACGCCCTTCGCGGCCTCTACCACGACGGGGCCATCCTGGATGAGTTCGGGGACATGGACCCGGCGGTCTGGACGGAAGTGGTTCGCCCTGCCCTCTCGGATCGGCACGGCTGGGCGGCCTTTGCGGGGACGCCAAGAGGTAAGAACACCTTCTACGACCTCCGCAATCGAGGGCTCAAAGGCGACCCTGATTGGGAGACCTGGATATTCAAGGCCTCGGAAACCGGCCTGCTCTCGGAAGACGACCTGAAGGACGCTCGGGACAGCATGGACGAGAGCGCCTACGCCCGCGAGTACGAGTGCGATTTCGACGCTTCGATTGAGGGGGCCTACTACGTCAAGGAGATGGCCAAGGCGGACGCTGAAAAGCGCATCTGCCGCATTCCCATAGAGCCCACGATCAAGGTCGATACGTGGTGGGACTTGGGCATCGACGACGCAACGGCGATCTGGTTCGTCCAGGATGTTGGACAGGAGCGCCGGGTCATCGATTACCTGGAGGTCTCCGGGGAAGGCCTGCCGCAGATCGTCAAGCGCCTGGAGGCCAAGGACTACCGATACGGTCGCCACGTCCTTCCGCACGACGCTGAGGCCAGAGAGCTGGGAACGGGCGTCTCCAGGACCGAAACCCTCGCCAAGCTGGGCCTGAGAAACGTCGAGATTGGCCAACAGCAGGACGTGGCGGACGGGATCAACGCCGTCCGTCTGATGCTCGCCAAGTGCTGGTTCGATCAAGACCGCTGTGAGCGGGGCATCGAAGCGCTGAAGCAATACCGCCGGGAGTGGGACGGCAAGCGCCAGGTGTGGCGTGAGCGTCCGTTGCACGACTGGGCGAGTCATGCGGCCGACGCCTTCCGCTATGGCGCCATGGCCAGGCCCGTCGTCTCCGCCCCCAAATCCCTCGCCCTCCCCAACTACGGGATCGTCTGATGAAGTCCACCGGCTCCGATTGGTCCTATGCCGCCGCCTCAGGGGGGATCACCGACACCAGCGATGTCGCCGTCAAGGCGGCGGTCGCCGGTCAACGCAACTTCCTGACCAGCCTGCAACTGAAGAACACCCACGCCACGGTGACGACCGAAGTGGTCGTCAAGGACGGCTCGACGGTGATCTTCCGCACGCGCACGCCCGCGGTGATGCTGACGGGCGATGTCATCAACTTCCAACCGCCGCTGGTGGGGACCGCCAACACGGCGCTGAACGTGGCCGCGATCACCACCGGCGCGGCCGTCTACGTCAACGCCCAGGGCTACGCCGCGCCTTGAGGTACGCCGACGACGACCTCCTCAGGCTGGTCGGTGGGGAGCGTAAGCGCTCCATCGGCTTCGGGGAGGGCGATAGCGAGCTGAGCGCCGACCGGGAACGGGCTATCCGCTTCTACAACGGGGATGTCACGCAGGACATTCCGACCATCCCCAACCGCTCCGCTGCGGTCTCCACGGACGTTGCGGACGCTGTCGAAACGGCCCTACCCGATATCCTGGAGGTGCTGATCGGCGGCGACGACGTGGCCACGTTCCAGGCCCAGGGGCCGGAGGACGAGGACGCCGCCCGAGAGCAGAGCGAGGCGGTCAAGCACACGATCTTCGCGCAGAATGAAGGGTTTCTGGCCTTCTACACCGGCGTCAAGGACGCGCTCCTGGTCAAGACCGGGGTCTTTCACTGGTGGTGGGAGGACGAAGAGACCGAGGACCGCTCGCCTCCGGTTGACCTTGAAGCGGCGGCGGTGGTGGCGGAACAGCTCGGCGGCGAGATCGAAGAGCAGGGCGACGGGACCGCTTCGGTGGTGGTCCGCAAGATGGCGGGCAAGGTCTGCGTCAAGGCGGTGACGCCGGAAGATTTCACGGTCGCGCCCGACACGGTGAGCCTGCGCGACACGACCTATTGCGCCATGCGGGATCGCCCGCGCGTGCAAGACCTGATCGCCCGAGGGGTTGATCCCGAGATCGCCCGCGGGCTGAAGAGCTACGCCCAGCCGGACCAGGCCGTCGCGGAGGCCCGCGACACGGCGGGCGAAGAGCAACTGCTGAATGACGCCACCGCCGATCACCGACAGGTGGAGGTTCGCTCGCACTACATCCGCCTCTTAGGGGATGGCAACCGGCTCACCGTCTGGCGCGTGGACACCGACGCCGAAGAGACGGTGGTGATCGACAAGGAGGAAGTTGACGGCATCCCGTTCGGGGCGATCACGCCGTACATCAACGCGCACCGGTTCTACGGCCTGTCCCTGGCGGACAAGCTGATCGAGGTCGCGAAGATCAAGACCTCGCTGCTGCGGATGTTCCTCGACGACGGGTACTTCGCCCTGAACCAGCGCATGACCGTGGACATGACCAAGACCAACGAGTTCACCATCTCGGACCTTCTGAACAACGTCCCGAACATGCCGGTGCGCACCCAGGGGGAGGGGGCTGTTGTTCCCTTGAGGGCCGGCGGCCTTAACTTCGATGCGCTCGCCGCCCTGGAGTACGCCTCGACCATGGCCGAACAGCGGACGGGCGTCGTCCGCAACGCCCAGGGGCTCAACCCGGACACCCTGCACGACACGGCCAAGGGGGCGATGGCGCTGATCGCGGCGGCGCAGAAGCGCATTCGCCTGATCGCCCGGACCATCGCCGAAACCGGCGTGAAAGACCTCTACATCGGCGTCCATGCCCTCCTGCGGAAGGGCTACGGCGCTGAAACCGAAGCGCGCCGTGCGCTGCCCAACCTGAAGCTTTCCGGCGGCTGGAAGGAGATCAATCCGGGCGACTGGCCGGAACGCAAGGGCGTGGACGTGCAGATCGGCATCGGATCCGCTGGACGGGAGCATGAACTGGTCGTCCTCGGCGAACTGATGACCGTGCAAAAGGAGATGATCGCCGGGGGTCTGGGGGGCGTCACCGTCACGCCTGATAACATCTACAACGCCGCTAAGCGCTTCGCCCAGGCCGCGAACCTCAAGACGCCGGAGCTTTACTTCACCGATCCCAAGACGGTGCCGCCGCAGCCGCCGAAACCCGATCCCGAGATGGCGAAGGCGCAGGCGCAGATGCAGCTTGAGCACGCCAAGGCCGGGGCGAATATCGAACTGGAGCGGGCCAAGTCGCAGGCCACGCTGGAAGCCGACGCGCAGAAGGCCGCGAACGACAACCAACTGGCCTTGGCCAAGATGCAGGCTGAGATGGAGCTGAAGCGCTACCAGATCGACGCGGAGCTAGAGCTTAAGCGTCAACAGCTCGTCGCAGAGATCGAACTGAAGCGGGAGCTTGGGCTTGTTCAGGCCCAAGTGGCGAAGGAAACCGGCATGGCGAAGGCCAATGCGTCGTCTTCCACCTCCGACGTCGAGATGGGTGGAAATCCCGGATGACGAATGAGCAACGCGCCGCCCGTGGCGCCCAGGCCGAGCGGGAGTGGGTGGAGCTTGAGGCGGCGTTCGAGCGTGTACGCGAGGCCATCACGTCTGAGTGGGTGCAGACCGGCCCGGCGAACGTCGAAAAGCTCTCCAAGCTCCACATGTCGGTGCAGAATCTCGCGGCCGTGAAAGCCGCGATTATCGCCGTGATCAATGACGGGCAGATCGCCCGCGCCGCGATCACCCAAGCGGGGCTCACCCGCAACTAGCCCAAGGTGTTGAATGAGCGAAGCTCTCTCCGTTGAGGAGGCTGTTGGCCTTCTCGCGCCCGAAGACGTGTCCGAACCGGAAGCGCCCCTAGAGGCCGCTGAGGATCAAGAAACCGAGGCTGCGCCGTCAGCCGAAGAGCCCGCCGAACCCGGCGAGGAAACCGAAGGGCAGCCCGAGGCCGTCGAGCCCCTGGAGGCCCCGAGGTACTGGAACCATGAGGCCAAGGCCAAGTTCGCCGAGTTGCCGCCCGAACTGCAAGCCGTCGTGCTTGAGCAGGAAGGACCGCGCGAGGCCGCCGCCGCCAAGGCCAAGGCAGAGGCCCTAGAGGTCCGCCAGAGTGCTGACAAGGAAGTCCAGGCCGTCCGGCATCTCGCCGAACAGCTCGCGACCTTCCTTCCCCAAGCCGTCGAGACGTTTAAATCCAAGTGGGGCGACGTTGACGCTCCGGGGTACTGGAAGGCCGTCCGTGAAGCCCACGGAGAAGAGGCCGAACGGGACTTCCGGGACCAATACGAAGCCGAACAGAAGCAGCTCGCCAAGCTGGCGCAGGCCAACGCCGCCGCTGAAGCCCAGGCGAGAACGCTGTTCGTCCGCGAGGAAAGCGAGAAGCTGAAGACCCTCGCCCCGGAGCTTGCCGACCCTGAGAAGGGCTCGGAGCGCCGGACGGAGGTCGCCAGCTATCTGCTAGGCCAAGGCATCCCAAAAGAAGCCCTGGCGACCATCTCGGCGGCGGAAATGGTCATCTCCCACAAGGCGATGCTCTGGGATCGCGCTCAGGCGGCTGCGAAGGCCAAGCCCAAGCAACCCGCTGCGCCCGCCAAGGCTCCGGTCAGACCTGGAGCGGCGCCCGCGCAGTCATCCCAGCAACGCAGCATCACGCAGGTCGCCAACCGGTTCGCCCAAAAGCCGACCGTCGACAACGCCGTGGAGCTGCTTCTAGCCCGCAAGGCATAACCCATGGCTATTCCCGCAAATACAGTCTCCACGGTCGGTTCCGGCGTCGCCAACATCGGCATCCGCGAAGACCTGGAAGACTCGATCTACCGCGTCGCGCCCGAGAAGACGCCTTTCGTGTCCAACATCGGCACGAAGAAAGCCACCTCGACCTATCACGAGTGGCAGACCGAAACGCTGGCCGCGCCTTCGGCGACCAACGCGCAGCTTGAAGGCGACGACTACGCCAACGGCGCTCCGAACCTGACCTCCCGGATCGGCAACACCTGCCAAATCCTGGCCAAGGCCGGCGGCGTCTCCCGCACCCAGGAAGTGGTCAACAAGGCCGGTCGCGATTCCGAACTCGCGCGCCAGAAGGTCTTGAAGACCATCGAAATGAAGCGGGACCTGGAAATCCGCGCCATCGGCAACTACGCCGCGGTGGCGGAGTCGGGGGCCACGACCCGCAAACTCGCGGGCATTCAGGCGTTCATCACCTCGAACGACAGCCGGGGCTCCGGCGGTTCGGACGGCGGCTTCTCGGCCGCTCCCGGCCCGGCGGCGGCGACGGACGGCACCCAGCGGACCTGGACGGAAGCCCTGCTCAAGGCGGTCATGGCGACCGCCTTCGGCAATGGCGGAACGCCCACGCAAGTCTACATGGGGCCGACCCACAAGCAGCAGACCTCGGCGTTCACCGGCATCGCGGACATCCGCCAGGACGTGCGCGGCAAGGCCATGGCGACCATCACCGGAGCGGCCGACGTGTACGTGTCGGACTTCGGCGCCCTGACCCTGATCCCGCACCCCTACGCGCTGACCCGCGCCGCGGTGTTCGTGGACCCGGAAATGGCGGCCATCGCCACCCTGGACGGCCTGAAGTCCACGCCGCTGGCCAAGACCGGCGACAGTGAGAAGTTCCTGATCACCATGGAGAAGACCTTGGTGGTCTCGAACGAGAAGGCCCACGCCGTCGCGGCTGACCTGACCTGATCGACCTAGGGGCCGTCCGTCGTGGCGGCCCCGTCTCCCCTGAGGACCCATGCAGAAAACCACCAGCGGCCCCGCCGCCAAGGCCGAGATCGCCAAGCAAGATGCGGTCAAGAAACGCGCCGCCCGCCAGGCCGCCAAGCGCGAACTGGCGCCGGAGACCCACGCCCGCGTCGAATGCGTGGTGCTGCCGCAAGGCCATGAGCGCATCAGCATGGGCGAGCACGTCGGCGGTCTGGGCGAGGCCCACTTCGAGGAAGGCGAGACCTTCTCCGTGGAACTGCCCATCGCCCTGGCGCTGTACGAGCGCGGCTTCGTGAATTTCGAGGGCGCCCGGCAGGCGCAGCAGGACGCCAGGGCCGCGCGTGCGGCGGAAGCGGCGCGGGAGGCGGCCGAAGCGGCGCTCCTGAACAAGCAACTCTCGGACGCTGGCCTTAAGTGAGAACCTTCCTGTTCCGCTCTGAGGCGGGCATCGACCACTACATGATCCAGGAGGGGGATAAGACCTTCTTCGAGGCTGTGGCGGACGTTGCGCCGGTCCTTGAGCAGAACAAGGCCATGGCGGCCCATAACGACGGCTATTCCCCGTCCAGGGAGCTTCGCCGGGTCGCATCGATCCCCTACGCCATCGGGTACAAGTGGCTGAACGAGGAAGGCTGGTGGTTCATGGACCCGGCCGCCAAGGACAAGCTCGCTCAAAAGCTCAATTCTTCGGAATACGCCTACCTTCGGACCGCTGAAGGTCGCGTTGGGGTTTCCAACGGGGTGTTGCGATGACGGCCATTGTCTCGCACTCCACCCTGATCACCGCCGTCAAGGACGAGCTGAACCGCTCCGATCCGACCGATGCACAGGTGAACCGCTGGATCGGCCTGGCTGAGGCCCGAATGAACCGAGTGTTGCGGGTTAGGGGTCAGACCCAACGCGACACGGCCATCATCTCCGCGGAGTTCGCCGCGGTCCCGCCGGATTTCCAGGGCGCCCGATCCATGCGCCTGGCCGATAGCCCTTACACGCTGTTGCAGTTCGTGAACCCCGAGCAAATGGCGGTGCTGAAGTCGACGCTCACCTCGGGGACCATCAGCCATTACGCCTTGGTGGATGGCGAGTTCGAGTTCTACCCGATCCCCACGGCCGATACCGATGTGGTGCTCACCTACCTCCAGAAGGTCCCTGCGCTCACCGCTGTCGCGACCACCAATTGGATGCTCGCCGACCACCCGGATTGCTACTTCCGGGGGGTGATGACCGAAGCGTGGGTGTGGTTGCAGGACTTCGACAAGGCCAACGTCAACAAGGCGTTGTTTGACGCGGCCATGGGCGAAATCAAGTCCGCCGACCTTCTCGACGCCTACGCGGCCAACATCTCCGTCTCCCCGTCCGCCTACCCGGTCTGACCCTCTCCACATCCCCGAACACCCCTCCGCAAGGAGCCGCTGACGCATGACGATTCAGCTCTCAACGAGCGTGCGCAACGCTATCCTCGACCAAATCGAAACCACCATCGGCACGTCCGCGGTGCTCAAGATCAGGACGGGCTCTGTCCCGGCGTCTGTAGCAACGGCGGATAGCGGGACCGTGCTCGCCACTTGCTCCTTGCCTTCAGACTGGTGGGCCGCGGCCTCTTCGGGCGCGAAGGCCAAGTCGGGCACCTGGGAAGACACCTCCGCCGACGCCACGGGGACCGCCGCGCACTTCCGCCTTTACGCCTCCGATGGAACGACCTGCCACATGCAGGGGACCGTCACGGCGACCGGCGGGGGCGGGGATATGACGGTCGATTCCACCTCCTTCACCGCAGGGCAGGCCTTCACGGTCACGGCCTTCACCCTGACGGCGCCGGGGGCCTGAGGTGGCTGACACCGTAGCGATAACTGCCGGGTCGGGCACGGCTATAGCGACCGACGATATCTCGTCTGTCCACTATCAGCGCATCAAACTCATCCACGGCGTCGACGGGACGAACGACGGCGACGTTTCGACCGCCAATCCGCTCCCGATCCGCAAGCGCTTCGTCACCGTCACCACGACCGTCACCCGCCCGGCGGATACGACCGCCTACGCCGCAAACGACATCTGGTCGGACAGTACTTCGGCCCCGACGGCTGGCGGTTTCACCTTCTCCAGCGCCGCGCGGGCGTCGGGTGGATCGGGTCTGATCACCGACATCGGGGTGATCAACAGCGCCGCTTCCGCTCTAACCGGCGAGCTGTGGATTTTCGATAGCGCCGTGACCGCGGTCAACGACAACGCCGCCTTTGCGCTCTCTGACAGCGACGCGCTGCTTTTGGTGGGGATCGTCCCCTTCCTCACGGAAGCCCAGCCATCGAACGCTATCGCCTGGCTTCCGAACGTGAACCTGGGCTTCACGGCCTCCGGCTCGGCCAATCTTCGTTTCCTGATCAAGGTCAAGTCCGCCTACACGCCGATCAGCGCCGAGACCCTGACGGCCCGGCTGAAAATCCTCCAGATCGACTGATGGCCAGGCTGTTCGACGGCTCGACCGGCTACATGGTCACAACCGCGCCGAAGGTGTTGACCTATCCCCTGACGATCAGTGTTTGGGTCAATCTGCTCTCGACCGCCAGCAACCGCTTTCCGATGATGCTGGTGACGGCGAACACCGGGAACTTTGACAACTTTGCGATCAGGTTTCACACGTCGGATACCCGCTTCCGGCTTCGCGTGGACAGCACGGCGGAGGGGGGGAGCTTCGACGCGGTGTCCACCACGGCGATCTCCGCGAACACTTGGTACAACGTCGTTGCGCGGGTCTTCAGCGCCACCGACCGCCGCTGCCGGGTGAACAACAGCGGAGAAGGGACCAACGCGACGAACTGCACCCCAACGAACATCAACCGGCTCTTCTACGGCGTCCACACGGAAGAGGGGAACATCATCGCCTATTCCAACGTGCGGATTGGAGAGGCGGCGATTTGGAACGCGACGCTGGACGACGGCGAGATGACCGCGCTCGCCAACCGCGTCAGCGCGGCCCGTGTGCGGCCTAGCGCCTTGATCCATTACCACGACATGCAGGGCCGCCAGCATGGGCGGGAACGTGATCTCGGGATTGGACGGTCTCCGGTCTCCGTCAACGGCGGCGCCACCTACTATCCTCATCCGCCGATCTACGGGGCGCGGAGCGACCTGAACCTTGACGCGGTGGCCTAGCTTCCGAGCGACCTAGGAGGCGGCCATGTCTCTGCTGCTTCTGCTTCAGTCGGCTGCGGCCGGCCCTGGTACGGGATCGCTCACAGCGACCCTTGCGGACTTCACGCTATCATCCACCGCAACCCTGCTGATCCAGGGCTCTGCGACCCCCACGCTTGGAGCCTTCACCCTCTCTTCGACCGCTACGCTGGCGATCAAGGGAGACCTGACGCAGACCCTCGGGGCCTTCACCCTGTCGTCTACAGGGACAGTTGCGCTCAAGGGTGCGCTGACCGCCACCCTGGGGGATTTCACCCTCTCCAGCACGTCCACGCTGGCCCTCAAGGGCACGCTGACGGCGACGCTGGCGAACTTCAGCCTATCGGCCTCGGGGAGCACCGGCGCGGGCATCAGCGCCAGCCTCACGGCCACGCTGGAGGCCTTCACCCTCGCGGCGACGGGGCGGTTCACCTGGACCCCCGTTCCGACCACTCCCGAGACCTGGACGGGCGTTCTCGGCTTCCTCCTGACGAGCGACGGCGATCCGCTCCTCACCAGTAGTACGACCCCCATCGTCACCTCCGGTGAACCGGCTCTCTCGGGGGTCGGCTGGACGCCGGTTTCCCAAACTTCTGAAATCTGGGCTGCGGCTTAATGGCGACATCCGGCACGGCTATTCCCGATCTTCCCGCAGCGGCCTCGCTCGACGGGACGGAGATGATCCCGCTTGAGCAGACGATCACCAAGCGCACCGATCCGAACAGCATCGCGGCCTTGGCGGGAACGGTGGGTCTGCCGTCGATCAAGGTCTCTGACAGCGGTGTCCCGGCCGCTCAAGGCGGCTCCTTCCGGCTGGAGCACTACACTGACACGACCCCGTTCCTCGGTCAGCCCGCGACGGGTATCCGCACCTACGGCAAGGACCAGAACGGCTCGGATCGCCTTCTGGAAGCGTGGGCGGTCAACTACGACTGGACGCAGGACTCCCAAGGTTATCCGAACAACGGCAAAGCCTCGGGGGACGACGGGTACCGCTACATCTACGGCGCATGCCGCGTGGTCTACACCACCACCCAGAACCTTCGCGCCGGACGGCCGGTCTACACCCCCACCATCGTCGGCGGGGCCATTACAACGGCCGCCCTGGACACCTCCGGCAACTACCGCACCTCAGGCTATGCGGCTGGCGAAGTGATCGAGGTCTTCGCCTTCGGTCCGTCGGGGTCCGGTTTCGCGGCTACGCACACCGCCAACGGCTCTGGCGTCCTCTCGGGCAACGCCACGATCACCAACCAAGGTTCCGGTTACAGCTCCTCCCAGACGGGCATCCAAGGCGAGCCGCCCGCCACGACCCAAATCCTCGACGCGGCGCCCACGCTGGAGCTGAACCGCGATCAGGCGGCCGATGCGACCTCGACCCTTGGGGTGTTGCATTTCGGGGGAAGGTCCACAGGCTCCTCAGTCGTAGACACCTACTACGCCTCGCTCGTCTCCCAGGTCGTCAATCCGGCCAATGGAACGCAGACGGGCCGGCTAGCCATCTGCACCGGCGGGCCGACTAGCGTCAATTCCGGGGTCAACCCGAGGTTCTACGTCGGTTCGGGGTTCTGGGCTGAAGGGGCGACCGACCAAGGCGCCGGAACCATCGCGGCGATGACGTCGGTGACGGTGTTTTCTGACGATGGGTCTAGCTCAAGCGGCCCATCGCTGATCCTCAGCCGTCGCTCCACCTCGCCTGCCGCCAGCGATAACCTCGGAACGATCATCTTCGCCGGTCGTGACAGTGGTTTGGGAACGGATTTCTACGGTGAGATCAAGGCCGTCATCATCGACCCTACGGCCAGTTCGGAGGACGGTCGCCTCGACTTCAGAACGACCATAGCCGGGTCGCCTGGAAACAGGTTCTTCATCCAGGACGGGGTGTTCACCAACGCTTCCGGGGTTGTTGATCCTGGCGCGGGGAACATCGCCGCGAGCGAGTACCGGGCGGGCGCCTCGGCGGTCAAATGGGTCACGGGCACGGGCTCGCCGGAGGGGGTTGTTACAGCCCCCATCGGCAGCTTCTACAGCCGGACGAACGGCGGTGCAGGAACAAGTTTCTATGTGAAGGAGTCGGGTAGCGGGAACACAGGGTGGGTCGCCAAATGAGGCTCAACCCTGTCCCGCCGGGGCTTGAACCGCCCCTGGCGCTCCTTCTCACCGACCTTCGCGAAGGGGTCCGCGAGCTTTCCGAGCCGACCAAGCCGGAACGGGTCTACGGAACCACGGTGGCGGAGAAGCCCGCCGCATCGGCCTGGACCAACTGCCTCGTCTTTTTCACCGACCTCAACGCTCTAGGCGTCTCCAACGGGACGGACTGGATCAGGACCGACACGGGAGCGACCGTCTGATGGCCAGTTCCTATACCGCCTCGCTCAGGTTCGAAAAGCAGGTCACCGGAAGCAACATCAACACCTGGGGGGTGCAGCTCAACTCGGCTTTGGACCGGATCGATTTCTCCATCGGCGGGCTCACGACCATCGCGCTCACGGGAAGCACCTACAGCCTTTCCAGCTCCAACACCGCGACCGACGAAGCCCGCTCCGCGGCGCTGAAGTTCACCGGCTCGACCGCTTGCGTGGTCACGATCCCGAGCCTGACGAAAATCTATCTCGTCTGGAACGCCACCAGCGCCATCGTCACGCTCACCACGGGCTCGGGAACGACGGTCGCGATGGATGCGGGGGATATCTTCTTCGTCCTCTGCGACGCCACCAACGTCAAGACGATCAGCCTGGGGATTTCGGGGACCTCAACCGCCCTGAAGGCCTACATCGACTCCGTTGTGGTCGGCGGCGGCGACTCTCTCCCGTCCGTCACGGGCAACAACGGCAAGCTCCTGACGAACAACGGAGCCATCCCCTCGTGGGTGCAACCGACCGTCTCTTACCTCTCCGATTACACCTCCGACCAATCCACCCGGCACGCCGCGACGCTCGCATCAGCGACCGCGTTGGCCGTCGCTTTCGCCGTCACACTCTAGGGA